CGGAGATTCGATTATACAAATCCCGAGCTCGTTTACCAATCACATAATTCGCACCAGGGCCAACGCCTGCGGCTGAAAAGATATTGAAAATTACGAGGCCGACAATCCGATTGTCTGAGTCCGAAGTGCCGCCCTGGGTCAAAAACTCATTCGCCCCAAACTGCGTTTGGCACTGCACCCAGCTGCTGTTGGGCGTCGGCGTGTAAGGCATGTTGTGAAACACCACCGGGATGACCGGGCTACCGGCCAGCTCTGTGGCCAGCCTGGCTTCAATCGTTGCCCTGATGGTGTTTAGGTCAGCAGCAGCCATCAGCTTTTTCTCACGATCTTTTGATACTCGCGCTGAGCCCAGGATTCAAGCTCTTTGCCGATGATGTCCGGGTAGCCCTTGATGGTGCCTTGACGGGTACGGAACTCGCCACCCCATGAAGGCGGTAGCGCCGTTCCGTAGATGACCGGCTCTGCATATTCAATGTTGTTGATGATCTCGGCCTCAAACCGTCCGATCTTGGGTTGCCAGGAGTTTTGCAACCTGGCAGTTTCACCGACTGGGGTTGCTTTTTTGACGCGGCCTTCCCATTCAAATGTTGTGGCCTCGACCAGCTTCTGCACCTCGCCAGCCAAGTGGTCGCCAATCTGATCTAACCGAATCTGACGACGTGCCATCGCTATGCCCTCAAGACGAACTCATACAGCAGGTCTACACCGTTCAGCTCCTCAACCCTGATCGTGATGACCTGATGCACCACGGTGCTGATGACGATCTTGTCCTTATTGTCTGGCCGCGATGCGAACTCAGACGCCGGGACCGTAAGGATCTTGTCGCCCGCCTGAATCAGCTCATTGACCTCACGCAGGGTCACGTCGCTCAGCGTGCCCGTGTGCTCGGTGTCGGTGTTGGTCTCTGCAACCGTGCCGGTTGTGGTGTTGTAAGCGCCTGCGGCAACGCTGCGAAACGTCACCTCTGTGCCCAGCTTGGTGAAGGCTTTAGGCAATGCCTTTGCGATCAGATCACCAAGGGCCATCGATCAGGCCTTATAGAGGAACAGACCGCCGCCACTGGCGCAGGTGATCGACGTGAACCTGATGTAGATCTCAGTGCCAGCGGCAACAGCCATGCTGCTCAGAGCATTGCCTGAGACCTGCTCAGCGGTCATCGCGCTGATTGTGGTGGCCTTGTAGGCAACCAAGCCGACGAAATCGCCGGTATGGGCCTGGTCATCTGAGACGTGCTCGTAAGCAACAACGTCGTAACTCATGCCCATGATCAGCTCCGCTTAATTGCAATGTTACCTGGGCCAGAAATCCTTAGCCCGGTCAGATAACGCTCAACAATCGGTGGGATCCGATCAGCGCCGACAGCACCAAAGAAGTTGGGTGTGATGTTGATGGAGCCGACCTGCAGGTTCTGGAAGTCTTCCAAACCGCTCAGGCCAAGACCATCGACATTGTTTTTCAGATAAACGGCCAGCTCCACCTGGGCCCGCTTGACCTGATCTGGGATTTCGGTGGTCGTGAAGTAGTCAACGACCGACCGGAACGCAAAACCGAAGCTATACACCGGGGTGTAGCTGTCAGGCTTGCGGACACCATCACGGGGCCACTGCAGGGCCTGCGTGTTGGTTGCTCTTGCGCCTAGAAACCGTTCACGGTCCAGGCGTTGTGCGGCAGTAGCCAGCGCACGGTTGCGGGTGTCGTCTGTACCAGTGGACCATTTAGACACGTCTGTGCTGGACACCATGGCGTCCACCAGATCGTTGGCGTCATCCAGCGTTATGTAGCTGTTGGCGCTTGCGCCGCCCACCGTTGCGTCGATTGTTACTGCCATTGGCCTCCTTTACCGGGGCTTTCTTGGATTCTGGCTGCTCTTGTGAAGGAAGAGAGGCCGCCTCCTGAGAAGCGGCCAGTCTTTCCCTCATACGCCGAAAAGCGTATAGAGCCATCAGTGAGCTGCCGAAGGCATTGAGTACAGAGTGATTGCCTCTGAACCACTGTCAACAGCAGTCACTTCGCCGATGAACTCCCGAGTGGCAGCAGCAGCAGCAGTGTTGGTGTTGTCAGAGTGCAGAGTCACACCCGTACCACCCACCAGGGTCATTGCATGGGTGGCCGATGCTTCGTTCCGCAGGATGAGACGGAAAGAAGAGCCAACCTTGCAACCCACAATTTCAGCCACGATGGCCGCCGCAGTTGCGGTGGTCACGTTGCGGCCTGCGCTGGGGGTCATGCGGACCAAAGAGTCCACACACTGAGCAGCGGTGAGGGTGGTTGCTTCGTTGCCAGCAGCAACGACAGTGATACCGGAGGTTTCCCGCGCAAAAGTCGGGGACTCAAGTTCAAAAATTGAAGCCATGGTTAGTTACCTCCGTCAATCGTGGTTAGAAACAACCGTCGCCCGGACGATACCCACGTTCTTGGTCTCATAAACCAGCGACCAGTTGGAAGCGGTTTCGAGCTGCGTGCGAGTCGGGTTGGTTGTAGTTACGCCCCACTTAATACCGATCGGGTGATACAGGTAGTGGAGGTCGAAACTGACGGCCGATGACTTCGCAAGAATGTCACGGTCAGTTTCAGTACGGAGCGAAGATTGCTCACCAGTGCCGACAGCGCCGGGGGTGAACATGTAAACCGCATACTCCGTAGAAGAACCAGAGCCAGCGGTCGGGATGTCATCAGACACCACAACACGCATACCCATGTATTCGGCCACAACGGGGTTGCCGAAGGTGTTGCTCATGTCGCCACCGGACTGAGTTGTGGTGGTGCCACGAACGTCAGAGGTGTCGATATAGCGCAGGGCGTTGCGCTCTTCCAAGTCAAAGTATGTGGAGCTGTGCATGGCAATCACGCTCAGCTTGTCGCCCTGGTCGCCCAGCAGTGCGCGGGCACGGGAGACGGTACGGCTGGAAAGCACCGCGGGGCTGTCGCCAGATTCAGAGTCCAGCGCCAGGTTGAACAGCGCGGAGCTGCTGGTGTTGGCGTTCAGTGAACCGAAAGCACCTTGCAGGCAGGAGATGAGATCTTTCTGCTTTTGGTGCGCGATGTAAGCGCCCAGCTTGTTGCCGATTGCGGCTTGCAGGTCGGTGCCTGCTGCCAGGGTGGCGAGGTCGCGTGTCTCGAAGGCTCGCGCCCGGTGGAGCACAACGCCAATCTGCTTATCAGCAGATACCTTGCCGGGGGTCAGTGATGTGCTGTCGCTCATCACCTCAAAGTCACCTGTCAGGTTGGCTTTGATGTTTGGGATGTTGACGAAATCGCCGCCATCTTCCGAAGCGTTCAGGGCTGCGAGAGGAGCAACAACACCAGACTGCAGGAACTTGTCCTGATTGGTTGTTTGCTCTTCAACGTAGCCCGTAAAAATTTCGGGGATGATAATGTCCGACCTTCTGGTGGCCATGTCTTTCCGAATAGGTTTACAGGTAGTTCGGGCGCAGCCCTAAGTCTCGCGGCGCAGCTTTGAGACTGTTGTTGAAATCTTACCTTGCGTTGTATTGCTCCGCAGCTCTGCGATAAGCCTTCCAACGGTCAGCACCTTCGCGGTCATAAATCTCGTGCTGAACGTCCTGACGGCCCTGTGCAAATAGCTTGATGGTTTCAGGATCTAGGCCCGATGTGCTGGGTGTTGCCCGTGCAGTAGGCGCACCGCTTCCGCTGGGGGTTGGCTCCTTCAAGATGTAGCGCCGCTCCTCAGAGAACTTGCTACGGGCCCAGTCCTGGATGCCGACAGGCAGCGGGCCGCCGTCATCAACCATCGGTCTGCCGTCTTCGATCTTGATTTTGCGCGGGTCGATGAAGTTGTTCAGCACCAAGTCAGGGTCGTGAACCACCTCACTTAGGGCCGCAATCGCCGGATTGATCAGCTCAAGGTTGCGGACCTTTTCTTCAAGCTCGCTGATGCGCTGATTCTTTTGCTCCAGCACCTCTTTGAACTGCTGCTGCTTAGCGGTCAAGGCCTCGTCGTACTTGCCCTGGCTTTCGAGCTGCTTTTGCTCTGTGCGTTGCTTGAACTCCAGCAGCTCCTGGACATCGGTGCCAGGTGGCAAAGACGACAGGCGGCCTTCAAGATCTGCGAACTTTTTCTTTTCGTTCAGCAGTTCTTTGTTCTTGGCATCCATTGCGTCGATGCGCTGCATCAAACGCTGGATTTCTTGGCTTTGATCTTGTTGATCAGGCGCAGCCGTCTCAACGTTTACCTCTTCAGGCATGTGTAACCCGCAGGGTTAATTGCACGCCAAATTTACTACCAAAGAAAACGATTCGCCCAGTAAGCGCCAGAAGTTGGGCCGCGGCGAATGTTTTGTGCATGGCGTTTCTTCCAAGCATCGCGCTTAGCTGCGTCGGCTTTGCTTTCGCCTTTACGCTTGGGGAAACGATCGGCACCCTGCAGGCCGAACCGAATCAGACGGTCACGGCCGTTTTCCTTGATGACAACCGCCGCCGCATATTTCGGGTGCGTGGGGGTCATCTTGGGTTTGCCGTAGCCCTGGAACCGGCCGCCGTCGGGATGATCAATGCTCATTTAGACGCCTTCCGCATCTTGTTGTACTTGCGGTAGATAGCAGCATCTGCGGCTCTTGCCCCACCTTTGCCGGACATGTAGCTGTTAACGCGGGCATGGGCCCACTGGTTTTGAGTGACACCCGGCCGCGATCCACTGGACAGGAACGCCGCCTGTCCTTTCTTGAAGACCTCTTTTAGCTCTGCCAGATAAAACCGACTGTTGTCGGCCTTCTCCTTCAATGAGCCGCCGCTACCTTTTTTTGCGGCTGGTTTTCTTTTTCTTGGTGCCACCTTGTTTGGACCTCGCTCGGTTTACGGCTTCGATGTCGATTTTTTCGCCTCGCTTGTAGGCGTCAGCGGTGCGCTTAATCTCACGGGCCTGGGCGGCACGGTTCTTGGCACCAGACAGGTACTTCTTAGGCAGGCCAGTGGCCTTGTCCTTTGGTGGCCGCCGCTTTTTGGCCATTACTTTTTCTTGCCTCCCTTCTTCTTCTTCTTAGGTGGTCGGCCGACTTGTGAGCCGTAGGTTCCGGGGCCTTTGGGCATGGGAGGGCAGCAGATGACCCCAGATTAACTAGCTGGCGGAGACAGAGCCAAACAAGCCCTCATCAATCAAGGCTTTGAACGCCTTCATGCTTTTGGTCTTTTGAGCAAACGCCCTGAACGCTGCACGCTGCTCAAAGGGCACATCCTGAATCAGGGCTGCCAACTCTCTTGAAATTTTGGGATCTTCAAAGTCCATCAGTCCTCAGTCCAAGCCTCGAAAATAATGTCGTCCCCAGGGAATCTTGTGGCAGGTATGGGGCTGGGGCCGTCAATGCTGACAAGAGAGCCACGATTCAAGATTACCCAATAATCCTCGCTGCCACCGCGCCCGTGATTTGCCATTGGCACTTGATACCCGTCATAGCCCAGGGCCGCAGCAGCTTCGCCAATGTCGTTTAAATCCTCGCCATATTTGGCTTTCGCTTCTTTAACGACGTTCAGGCTCCATTTTTCCCACTCGTTATGGGCCTCCATCCGAGCGGCGTTGATTGCTTTGTTGTTTGCAGCGCGGTCTAGAGATGGGTTGTATTTAGGCACAGGCACGGAAGTTCGCCAAACCCGAGCATCTTTTTT